GTGCATTTAGAGGGACTCACGACCCTCCTGGATATTTACTATTCACCATATAGAATGTAGCTCGTAGCTACACTCCAAAGTAGAGTGTGAACAGCTGCTGGGTGGATTTACTCATAAAATACCACTACCAACATAACCCTAGTTCTGAGTTTGTTAGAACAATAGTTTCTCCGTAGAGATTCCGTCTAAACTCAGCTATAGGCAATATGCATCCGCGAACAGTAAGCGCTCAACGCTTCAACTGTCCCCGCCTGACCATAAAGTAGGCTAACGCCATACAATATTCCAGCGGCCAGTCCGATTGGTCTTAACAATCTTCGATAATACTACACACCGTTTCTACAATAACGGATTCGATGGCTTCCTCTGAGAGTTCTACTTTCGGTTGCGGCTGTCCATGTGCCGACTGCACCAGTAGGTGTTCAGAGTTTATACCACCTGCACCGAACGTGCAGAAGGGCGTGTACTTATCGAGCGAGGTGTCAGAGTGATCATCAGCTTCGTCCTGCGGTTGGTCCAAATTGGTTGGTTTAGGTTCTAGACCAGTCATACCTGCAGGATCGAGCTCTTGGTGAGTGCCCGGTAGGAGTTTATACGTAATAGTTTCTCCATTTTTCAGCTTGACTTCCACCTCCCATACAAATTGGGAGTCTGTCCGATATAGGTTTGTACATCGAGCCTCTAGGAAGAACTGAGAGGGGTCTTTGAGTATTACAGGGAACTTTGTTTTCCTGAACTCTTTCATCACCTTACTAGGCATGTACCCCTGGGTCCATTTAAGATCTTTCTTCTTGGCGTCCAGGGGTGCCTGATAATTATATAAGGCATTAGTGTTATGTAGGTCTTTTATGCGGTGTTCGTTTTCCCGTAGGGGCTCGTCAACACGACGCATTACTACATCACCATAGCATAGGTTAGCAGGAACTTTGGCGACAGTAATTTTGTCATTCCTGTACGTTACGCGGCCTTCAATGTCGAGGTTTTTGTTGAGGTCTACTACTGAGGAAACGTATTTCCTTCCTCCAACAACTTTTGTTAGGCGGTTCCCAAAGTGACCCTTTTTCAAGCGGTTCTTGAGATACCCACCCAACTTTCGTTGGAAAGGTGTGTAGTAGAGGCCTTCGTACCCATCCCAAACCTTCAATCCCGTTGGATTGATGCCCACACCACCCAAGGAGGTATGTGCGGTCAGGGAGAGGTCACCCCATTGGGTTGCTTCGGCGATCTCAATAGCGTAGTGTTCCTTGATAATTTGCCAAGTACGCTCTTTATCGCAGCAACCTTCTAGAAGATCATTGATCTTTTCTGCGAATGGTTTCTTGCGCAATTCAGCTCGGCAACCATGTTGCCAGCCTTTAGCCTTCATAGTCTGGTTCTGATACAACAGACCCGTATTTAAGTATCCAATCCTAGTAAAGGAATCGGAGAGGTTTGTCCCAACATCTATGGCCATCTCGGTGGGCTTACTGTCGGGCTCGTGTTTCTCCGTTGCTTCCTCAACTTCGGTTGAATCCGTATCATAGGGTTCGCTGTCGTCATCGCACTCGTCCTCACAAAGTGGAGGAGGTTCGTCTGACTCAGTGTCCGCAGACAAAACTGGCATTGCCAGCATAGGCTCTTTTGCTACCCATGTCCTGCCCATGCCAGTGCGCGTGGTATCTTTGCCAGTGCGCGAAGTGGATGTTTTAGCAAGATCGGCATGTGCTTGGCGTTGCTCTTGGCTGCGGAAGGAATAACAAACCGAATTAACGGTGAGAAAATCCTTTGCCAAATAGTTTTTGCCTTTGCTAAGTGAGAAACCCGCTAGGGTAATCCACTTATGCCATATTACCGCGAACTCATCTGTAGCTCGAAAGAGTATATCGTCCCCATTAATTAGGACGGGTAACTCCTCAATGTCGAACTTTCTCCCAGTGTGCTCTTCCAAGGCCAGCCAGTAGGCTGCTAGGTTGATTGCACAAAGTATTGGGAATGAGATCGGGCAACCCATGAGTTGACCATTCTTCATCATGAAGGGCTCGCGCTCTTTGTAGGGATGGTACACTGCGTGTGGTTCTACATAGTTTAGTAGGTGGTTCCCTAAAACGGCACGGAGAAGCGTTTTCTCGTCTACGGTGATTTCAGCGACAGATTCGTTGTATTCCTCTAGGGCGAGGCTATTGACCTCCTGTGAGATCCCATCGGTGGCTGCGCTAAAATCGCCAGAATTCCACTTGATGACTTTTCCGTTTTTGATATCATCAGCGAATATATTAGCCCTCCTCTCCTTAGCCAGCAATTCATGTAGTAGCTGCTCTGAGAGAGGCTCCCCTATCAGCTTAAAAGCGAAATGGGAGTCGTACAAATGTTCCCGCATATCCTTTTGAAAAGGCATTGCGGCAGCATAAGGCATAGCGTTACCCTTTGTAATAAGCCTACATTTAAGTGGCTCTAAACACTCAACTACGGTAGCATGGCAAATGCCATCTTGCTTCTCGAGTGTTTCTAGGGCTTCGCGTACCAAAAAGCTGTGAGGGATGCGAGGTAGCAAATGCTTGCTGTATTTTTCCTCGACAATGTTACCTGTCATGGTGTCAAAATGACTTCCAATCAGGTCTCCCTCAGACAGACATAGTACTTCTTCTAGATGTATTTTCCAGCGCTCTCGGACGTATCCAGCGCGACCATGCTTCGACCTCGTCTTTTCATAGCAAGAGTTAGGTCCAGGATTGCCTTCTTCACGAACAATGTGTCGTTTGTTAAAGCAGTCATATTTCTTTCCATTGCAGTATCTTGTATACTTCTTTGCACGGAATATGTTCCTGAACTTGCGTCTGAACTCTTCTTTGATAGTAGGGTCGAGAGGCTCCTTTTCCGTCGTAAGTGCGGTTTTGTGTTTGTCAAGTGCGGCTTCAACAAATTCTGCTGTCACCTCTGCACATCCACGTTTTGCACCTTGTAATATAGCCCAACATACCGCTAAGGCATTCCTGTTGGATGCTTTGTTGATTAGTAATCTTTTCAACATGCGTCTGCTACCACCCTTTAGCGGGAGAAATAATATATTCCTCTTTTTTGGCCGCCGACTGGGTAGTCCCGGAGGTTCCGGGATATCCGATGGAAGGAATTCTTCGTAACCGAGTGCTTGGCACAACCCCTCGGGGATGTCAGGTTCATCATTTCTCGCGAATTTTGCAAGCGGTGAGCACGTCATGTGCTTTATCCACTTCACGCAAGTTCCCTGATCTGGTGCTTCGGTTAATACGTTGATCACTTCTGTGTAGTCTGTGAACGGTTGGTATCTGAATACCTCGTTCGCATCTGACAGACTATCGGCGAGTGCGCGCACAAAGTGTAGTGCCGCAACCGCGTTGGCATGACGCGTCTCTAAGTCATTGCCAACCACCTCGGCGTTCGCCTGGAGGAAAGATTTAGGTACCCATTCTATTGGGAACCCTGAATCTTTCAACAACTCCGGGTCGAACAGCTTGTTGTTGGGACCATCCCAACTGAGGCTGCCGAATAAAAGATCGAAACAGTGAATTTTTTCAAGATTCATTGTTAATTTCC